GATCAAGTGATACGGTACCTCGTTGTTGTAGTAGTTCATGAGGTGCCTGTCGTTCGCGGTGAAAGCTTCATACGAAGCGAGCCACTCGGGTCGAGAACCAAAAGCTCTCTCAGACCCGAGCGTCTCACCTCCGATAAGAGGTACGATTGTTGCGTGCTTCACTTTGCTTCTCCGATTAGTTTAAACGCTTCGTCGAAGACAGCGTCTGCGTCTTGGTGTGACTTATAGAACTCATAAGCTTTCTCGCGGTACTCGTTGCGGAGACCGTCGTCGGTGTTCAGTGCAGAGATCAAGTCTGCACACTGCTCCATGTTGTCATTCGATAACCATATAGTACCACTGTCGACGCATTCTGTCAAGGGTTTACCGAGCACTCGATGGGTGCAAGCTTCACCGTAACCCCTATGGAACACGGGGATCGCTCCGGCTGCAGCCACTTCGCAGTGTGTGTACTCAATCGATCGCTTGATGAATCGCGAATCCAGAAGCGAGAGTTGGTAACCGTAACCGGACTTCGACAGGCGCTCGAGCAGCTCATGGTTCTTATAGAACGAGAACACAGTCGCGGTGTTGCCGTACCAGTCTTTAAAGTCTACTTTGTCGGGGCTCTCGGTGTTGAAGTACTGGAAAGAATACTTCTGCTTGATCTCAACGAACGCCAGCGACTTCTCCATGCCTTCGAGGATCGTCAGCGCATTCATCTTGCGCAGGTGCTTCTCATGGAAGTCAAACATGAGTCGCGGTCCCTTCCATAGAGCCATGCGACCGATCCAACGGTGACACATCTTGTCGGTCTGCTCGATCGGCTTCCAATACTTCTGGCGAACCTCGTCGAAGTACATTCCCGGCTGGAAGTTTAGGATCTCCTTCTTCGGAGCGTCTCCTCCAAAGAATCCCATGACTCCACCGGCTTCAGACATGCTTTCGACAACGCCGGCGAAGTCTCCGGTCGGTGAGTGCGCGAATAAAGCTTTTGATTTCTCGATAGATTCCTTGAGGCAGTCGTTGCGTGTGATGGAGATCTTATTGTGATCGTGTTGAAACAACACCGTAGGTGCGGAGATCTTCTGAAGAATCTTTCTAAAGTTCTCCGCGACCTTGACGTCGTAGTTCAAGTTCTTCTTGTACGCATACGGAGGGAGCGAGTTGATGACGACGAGGTCGCATGAGTTGCACGCATCGGCTACGTGATCGACCGATCCGTCGTCGGCGAACTTGATGTACATGAGGTTGGGCATCTCATGTGAGTTCTTACGCGACCAAGTTTTGTCTTTAGCGGCGATCACGACGTATTCGTGGCCGTGCTTCTGTAAGTACTTCGCCATCTCGATAGTAAACTTCGAGACGCCGCAACCCTCGATGCCGCGTCCCATAAGGATAGCCACTCTCATTTTCTGATGTACCTTTTCAATTCTTTCATAACCATAGGCTCATAGGATGCGTCGTTGAACTTCCTGTTCCGAGGCGACGGGTGCGGTAGTCTGTGATGCTCTATATTTAGCCTTCGCAAAGCGCTAGATGCGAATCCACCGAGAGCAATAATCTTAGTGTGACCTTCTAGACACAGCTTGAGCGTATCCCAGTCGATGTCGGCGGGTTTAATCTCACCGCGCTTGTCGGTTGTATTTACGAAAGAAAAATACTGAACACCCGAGTGTGAGAACCACTTGCTGAGTCGATCGAAGGTGGTGTTCTTTTTATGTAGGCCCGTCATGTTTGGTGTGTTTGACGGATTCATTCCAACTACTAACACTCTTTTCATAGCAATTCCACTCAACGTTTGCTTCTTTAAGCATTGCGGCCGTAAGTTCAAAAGACTCTTTCCACTTGTCGGGTATCTCAGTGGGATAGCACATGAACACGCGTTTGACACCGACTTGGATCACACCCTTGGCACACTCGGAGCACAGCGGTAGTCCCCAGATGTACATGTCTGAGTCAGCTAGGCTCACACCATTCAGTGTCGCGTTGTAGATGCAGTTTTGTTCCGCGTGCACGACGTATTTATACTTCTGACCGCGATCACTCAAGCGCGCTTCGGTGTCCTCGATGCCGCGAGGGAAACCGTTGTATCCCTGAGAGAGAATCTGACCTTTTGCTCCAACTGCGACAGCGCCGACTCTAGTGCTTGGGTCTTTCGACCAAGTCGACACCTGATGCGCGAGGTCGAAGTACTTATCTATCCACTTACTTGACAAGGTCGAAGTGCCTCTGATAGACGTGAAGCGAACCGACGTTCCAGTGAATATCACCGGGCTCATAGGCAAGGTCGTCGCTCATCATGTCGAGCACGTGCTTCTGCCAAGCGTAGTCGTTCTTATAGCCAAACACCGCGTCGTTGGATCGCATCTGAACGACGGCATGGAGTCGCTCGTGGCGAATCAAGTACTGAACGGTGTTTGTACACATGAAGTCCGACATACCATCGCGGTTGTATTCATTCCACATGCTTGGACGCGTATAGATCATGACAGCACGGCGCGAGTGAGGATTGTTGCGAAGCTCATCCACGGCGTTCTCATACTGAGCGTGGTTCGCGTCGGACCAGATACACCAACCGTAGTTCGAGTTGATCTCGCCTTTCTCACTCGCGACCTGCTGCCAGATTTCTGGCACCGGAGCTTCGATGTCGTTGACGTTGAGCGACATGGATTCATACCACTCGATCTCACGACGAATGTAGTCTTCGTTCGGTTTACCAAAGATCGTAGGCATGTCGGCGATGAAGTTGGCACCGACAATCTCAATCATCTTGACGCCGGTCTTATCAATCACATAGTCTTCGTTCTCAAGCAGCGACTTGAATACTTCGCGGATGTAGTTCGCTGATAAGTATGTCACTTGTTGCGGTCTTTCTCATAGTAGTATTGCGAGTGTTGCTTTGGATTATTGAATATGTCTCGCGTTTGATCTTGACCTTCAATGCCGCCGCGAATCCAAGCGACCGCAAACGAAGCGTAGTTGATGAGATCTTTATACGTATCTTCGAGAGACTCAAAGTTCGCAGCGTCGGCGCGACCAGACTCAAGGAGCGACTGAGCGCGATAGAGCTTGCCTTGGAGAGTATCGTGGATCGTGTCGATACCGCGGCGATAGTGCATCGCTTGCTTTACTTTTGAGTTAGGGTTCTGATAGTCTTGAGACTTTTTGAGCTGCAGCTCGATGCACTCATTAAGTACTTTTACTGATTCTTTATCTGTCACGCCACTCTCCTGAGCTTCACTGAGTTCTCGTACAACATACGCGAACGATCTTCTGATATATTACAAATCTTTAAACACTTTGTCAATGGATAATTTCGGCACTTGACGCCGTTGTTCGTCGACACCATAATGTAGCTGTTGCGGTGATCGATCGCCAAGTAGAGTTCTGCGAGATCGTCGATTGTTTCTGGAACGCGTATAAAGAACAAAAGTGGAACAGCGTCGACGTTCTTCCACATGATCTTTGTATAGTTGTCGCTCATCCAGAATCCGCGAGTCGACTTATTTAGCCGGAACGTTTTAACCGCGTACTTCATCTCATTGATATAGCCGTCTTTCTCTGCGTCGTACTTATACACGCTTCGAGTCGAGTTGAAGAATTCTTGAACTACTACTTCGCCCAGATCACCTATGATCTCAGCTGCCGTGTTAGACGTTGTCATAGTGCTTCTTCCATACTGAACCAACCGTACCAAGACCAACGCCCGAGAGGTAGACCTGATACATGATCCGAGCTACTTCCGCGGGCGTCTTTGCTTTTTGTAAGTCGTGTGTGATGCGATTGACTGAAGTCGATTGATTGATCGTCTTCTTTGGCATCTTTTCTACGAGGCCGAGTGCGGTCTCGCGGGCTTGATCGAGAGCCATTTTATCTAGACTCTGAAGGACTTGTGTATCAAAGAGTTCTCGCTTCATGATACCAATCTATCAAAGTCAGACAGAAATGTCAACCAAAGATTTTTTCTAGAAGTCCATAGTTTCCAGAGTGTTCTGGTCCGACCCAACCCTCCGGCTTGATCAAGTCTGGAAGACCGAGTGGGTTTGGTCTGGAAGCTTTGACGCCGGGAGTCTTGTTCATGTTTGCTTTCAAGACTTCGTCCCAAGCTCTGTGAGAGTCTATGTTGAAGCCATCCAGTGTACCGATCGCCACGA